CCGCTATGGATACCAGGGCCGCGATCCATCGCCCCTCGACCCGGAAGGCCACAACGAAGGTCTTGTCGCGATTCCGTCGGAGCAGGATGCAAGACAGTCCGTCGCCGAGGAACTCCCGGGAGAGATTCGCGAGATCACCCTTGGTCAGGTCGATCTCGTACCGCTCCTTCGCCTGCTCGATGGCGTGGCTCATGGCACACTCCTCTCGGCCTCGCCGGGCTCTTCCCAGGCATCGCCGCTACCGGGCGGAGGGGCGGAAGCGAGCTTGGCGGCTTCGAGCCTGTCTCTGGTCTTCTCCGCAAGCTCCAGCTTCGTCATGCGTTTCGGGGGCGTGGACGCTGGCGGAGGCTCCTCCTGGCTCTCGTCTTCGACGGGAGGGCCTTCCTCGTAAGCCTCGTATTCGGCGGGAAGTTCGAAGGACGGGTTGTCGGAGGCGAACTGATTCGCGAGGCTGGTCATCTCCTGGGAGAAGGCCCCTCGGACGGTGGCCTCGAACCAGCGAGGTTCCTTCTCGGCGATGATGGCGATCATCCCGAGCGTCTGCTCGACAGAGGCCCGAGGGAATGATTCGCCGGTCTCGGCGTCGAGACCCATCTCGACGGGCTGAAGCTTGCCCTGTAGGATTGCGGCCATCAGGACGATCCGCGAGACGACCACGTTAGGGACGGGCGACTCGGAGAGGCTGTGCGGGAAGACGCCCGAATTGCATTTCTCCCAGTTCTCGACCCACCGCTCCGAAGCCTCTTTGTTGATGTCGCGGATCTTGATCTTGCATTCCTTGACGAGGGCGGGCTTGGCGTAAGAGCCCGTCTTTCCGTGCTCGCTCCCCTGGTCGGGGAGCTTTTGCTGGGGCCGGCCGCCGGAGATGACCTCGACGTCGATTGCCTTGCCGTCCTGGTCGGTCATCGCGCCGAGTTCGTCGGGAGTATACATTCCGGCGATCACGTCGGGGAAAACGATGCGGGCGCAGGCCGCGACGGCTCGCCACTTCCTCATGGTCTTAGGCTGGGACTTCCAGTTGTGCTTTTGCGAGAGCGGGATCTCTCGCTTGACCTTGTTGATCCATTCGGAGGTCATGAAAAGTTCGGCGTCATCCATGCCGAATCGCTCGGTGTGTGGAGCGCGGCCCCTTCGTTTCATGGTGACGACGGCAGCGTTGCCGTCGTCGCTGATATCCATCTGTTCGCAAAATCCCGAACGATTGATGAGGGCGATCATAAGTTGCGGGGAGGCGCCGGGCTTGCCCTGAATGACAGTTATGCTGTCGAAGGCGTGCATGGGGCCGATGCCGAGTTCGCGCCCCTTGAGCATAATGGCGACGGCTGCCTCCGTACTCTCGACTGAGCGAGGGAGCATCCCGGATTTGACGAGGACCTGGGCGAGGTGCCAGAGGTCGTCCATGTGCTTGACGATCTCGATCACATCAGAGAGAGGGCTGGCGGAATCGGGAACGAACTTGGCGGGAAGCGAGTCCGGTCCGGTGCTCAAGACGCCCTCCGTTCGCGAAGGTTGAAGGGTGAGTAGAGGAGCCGGTCGTCGACCCGGCTCACGACGTTGCCGTAATAGCCGTAGCTCTGGCCCGGCTTCATGAGCCGGAGGGCTTGGAAGTAGGCGGTCCGCCACTCCGCCTGGCGATCGGCGCGAGCCTCGACCGAGAGAGCTGCGTAGATGCAACGCTCGGCGAGCGAAAGGCGGTCGAGGGCATCTTCGATGGCTTCGAGGCGGTTTGCGGTTTGGGAGGTCGGCATGCGTCGGGCTCTCCTTCGAGCCGTTGGATCTTGGTTGTGTCGGGCACGTCGAAACGAACGTGGACCTGGCCACGGTTGCCCATCTTGACGTAGTGGAGGGTGTGAGGCTCGCCGCCCTCGGGCGTGAAACGGAAACTCTCGCCATCCCTGACCTTGCGATAGAGCATTCCCATCCGTAGGATTCCCTTCAATTCGAGGAGTCGGCGCGGTCGCCGATGAGCCGGAGGACGAACGACGGCCGCTCCGGTTCGACCTGGGCGCGAGCATCGAGCGAGTCGAGATAGATCCAGATGAGGTTGATTTGCCGCCGCTGGATCACGACGAATGACGTCAGGACGACGATCGAGATCACGAGGAATGCTTCCATCAGAGGTGAATCCTTTCGAGCAAGGGCCGCTCCACGACATGCCCGAAGCGGCCGAGTTCGTATCGCTTGAGGTTGGCCCAATCCTCGATGGGGCCGTTGCCCTTGACCCATTCCGTGAGACGCCTTCGCGCCTCGACGAAAGCCCAATGGGTCCGGAAATCCGGATCTTGACGGAGAGCGGACCAGGCATGCTGATAAAGCTCAAGGAGGTGGCCCTGGTAGGTTCGAGCGACCATGAGTGATCCCCTAGAGCCGATTCGGAGTCATGAGCCACGCGATGGCCACCGCGACGAGCAGCGCCAGCCCGAGCCCCTTGAAGATCCCGCCGACGAAGAGGATCAAGCCGCCACCTCCGTCGTCCCGAGGGCCGCACGCATCGCCGCCAGGGCGGCCGAGTGGGCCCCCTTCAACGCATCGCCCCTGAGCTTGTTCGCCGCCGAGCGGTCGAAGGTGTAGAGCGTGCCCGTGAGCGAGAGGAGCCGATCCCAAGCCTCGCTCTCCTCGATCCCCGCTTCGAACCGCTTTTCGCGGTAAATGGGCGTGTTGTACTTGCCCCTGAGCCCCTCGGCCCGTCCGCGCCGCCCGGCCGCCTCGACATAGACCGAAGCGAGGGCACTACAATCTTCCGTGAGTTCGGCGATGTTCAAGGCCGGCCTCCCTTGGCTTTGATTGACGCTTCCTTCTCGGCCTTCTCCGCGCAGTCCCGGTGATCATTCACGAAGACAACGGGGCTGTGGCAGTAGAAGCAAATCCGGTTACCCTGGACCGGACGCCGGTGCCTGTAACTGAGATAGTTTCCGTTTCCCCTGCTCGGCATCGACGAATCCTTTCATCGGGAGAGGAGAGGAGCCCCGACCTTTCGGCCGAGAGGACTGACCTCGGAAGCCCTGAGAAGCACCACATGGACCACGCCGGCACGGTCGAGTGTGAACTTCCGCCCCAGAAAGGCGAACCGACGGGACTTCTTCATGCCGAGGAATCGGCGGATGTTCACCCGGCAGGTCGCCACGTATCCCGCCTGCTTGGCGACGAGTTCGGCGTCAGAGTTCTTCGCGCCCTTGAGGCTGTCGAGGACGGCCTTCGCGGCGAGGAACGCGAGGCAAGCCGCCTCGATCCCGGCTTCGGGGCCGAAGTCGCGTTCGGCCGAGGCGACGGCGTGTTTGGCGTTGAGGGCGCCGAGCAAGAGGCTTATCGCTGACATGGAGGCTCCTTATTCGATCGGGCCAAGGGAAGACACCGGCACGGTGTAGCGGATGAACATCTCCGGGTCGTCCATCGCCACGACGCGGGCAAAGCCGCAGGGCATGCGGAAGTCGGGGCAGACGACGCGGACGGCGAGGCCGTCGAGATGAGGGAGGCCGGCGAGGTGGCCTCGGAGCCGATAGGGTGCGAAAACCTGGGGCATGACTTCGCTCCGTCGCGAGGGTCGGATTCAGCCGACGCGGGTCATCGCCGCGTAGTTGGACCCCAGTTCGGCGTGATATTCCCGGTCCGACTGGCCCGGAGCTTCCGGCACGTCTGGCGTGTCGTCCACCGCGAGCATCACGCCGAGGATCTTGGCCGGCATCGGCGACGGCTCGACGCGGACGACCACATCGCCGCATTTGACGTGAGAGCCCGGCTTGTACCCCAGCCCGGCCAGGTCGATGCCGATCTGCATCAGGGCCGACCGCTCGGCGAGGCCGAACCTTGCGGCGCGGATCATCCTGGCGTTGACGCTCGCCATGTCGTTGGAACTGCCAAGGCCGCGACTCAACGCCTCGGAGATCCGGAGCGATGTGGCGATCTCGACTTCCCCGAAGCGATGGAGCTTCATCGCCTCGCGTGCCAGGTTGATGATGTCGAGCTTGTGCCGGTCCGTGGAGGTTTCCAGCGGATCGACGGCTTCTTCGAGCAGGACGAAAGTCTTCAAGATGCAACCCCGCTTTCTTTGGGTTTGGAAGCAAGTTCGGCCGCTCGATTGACCAGGATGGGAGGCGCGCCATCGTCCGCCTGGACAAAGGCCGCCAACGTGTCGATGGCCCATTGGAAATGACGGCTGGGACGCAGTGAGAGCCACTTACTCCAGCACCAATCGGGAGAGACGAGGATCAGCCCGGCGATCTTCCGATGCCCTATGTGGTTCCCGGCCGCATTGAGCAGGATTCGCGAAATGAGGGCGTGGGAATTCCAGTTGATCTTTGCCCCGTCGAGGTTGGCCCCGTCGAGGTTGGCCCTGACGAGGTTGGCCCTGACGAGGTTGGCCCCGACGAGGTTGGCCCCGACGAGGTTGGCCCCGTCGAGGTTGGCCCCGACGAGGTTGGCCCCGACGAGGTTGGCGAAAACCGTTGAGATTCCGGCATTGTGGGCGGCTTCGACTGCGTCCTTAAGCGACTCGTGCTCGCCCCTGTAGATCACTTCTTCCGATGCGCGACGAAGTATCGAGATGATCAAATCCGGCCTCCTCTTCTGGCGAAAGTCTTCATCGGCGTCCTCCGATTGGTATGGGTTGAGGGTCAGGCGGTTTTCTTCGCGAGGGAATCGATGGCGGTCTTGATCGCCGATGCGGCGCGTCGGCCGGCGTCGACGCATTCGACGTTGCCGTCAGCGGCCTCGGTCTTGATCAGTTTGCGGGCCTGGACTTCGGCCCACTCGATCGAGAGAAGCTCCGACTCGTCGAGCGCGTCCCTCGTCGCCGCCGACTTGGCGAGGCCCTTCTCCTCCCGGATCTCGGAAGGCGTCTTGCCGAGGATCTTGAGGGAGATGGCCCGGGTGATCTCCGCGTAGGGGTTGTCATTCCCCCGGATCTTGCAGTTGTGATCCGCCATCGTCGAGCAAAGGGCCTTGCGGGCGGTGATGCCCTTGAAACGCCGCTCGATCCACTCGACTTCCTTGCCGTGCTTGAGGTAGGCGTCGATGCCCCGCTCGATCTTGAGCCCCGGGTCGGCCTTCTCCTCGGCCCACTCCCGGAACGCCTCGTTGACGAAGCGGTGGAACTCGTGGCTGAGGTACTTGGCGTAGGCGACGGAAATCTGCCAGTGAGCCCAGGTTGCGCCGCCCTTGCCCCGCTCGCCGACGATAATGTGCCCCAGGGGCACATTAAGATTCTTGGCCAGGTCGGCAATGAATCCAGAGCCTTCCTTTCGTCGCCACTGGCGAGGGTCCTTGCTTGTCTCGCTCCCGGCCGCCTTCCACATGGCGGTCAGATTGATGAATCTGCGGTCGTCGAAAGTGAAGTCCACGCCGTTGTAGCTGAAAGCAAGTTGAGGGGCCTTGGCGGGGAGTTTCGGGTCTTCGGAGGATTCCTTGGACATCGAACTCTCCTGTGAAGGTGCGTACAGCGAACACTGCTAGCGACAGGCGCTAGACATTTCCGAATCTGCGGAATAGGATGGTCGTGTCAGTTAGATCGAGTAGAAGGGATGATCTTGGAGGAGGGGTTCTTGGAGAGAAGGTGGCGAATCCCGACTTCGAGGGCCTCGTCTACCAGTTCGGTGATGGACCGCTTCCTGTCGATAGAGAGGTGGCTGAGGGTGTCATGCTTTTCTTCGGTGACATAAAGGCGTTTGTTTGCTTGCGCGGTCGTCAAGGTTCTGGCCACCTTCGTCTCCTCATTCTCTTGATCTCTTGATCTCACGAGAGAACAATACATCGGCCCGGGAGCTTAGTCAACTGGGATATTGGGATATTGGTCTCTCAAGAGATCGAGATACGATTTAACTTTGCACCAGGGAGAAGGTTGTGGCAATATCTTCGGTCATGATCGACCTTGCGTTTTTCAGGAAGAAGTGGGGTGTCAGGGCCCCCAAATCAATGCGCGATTGGGTCAAGGCGGAACTCTCCGCCCTTGAGGGGAAGATTCCCTATATTGACGGGGAGGATCTCTCTCAGGAGGGGCTCATCGCTATCGCCGTTCTGGCGCTCATGAAGATCCAGGCCGAGGAACGGCGCGAATTGACCAAGAAACTGGCTTATGAATTGATGGACCTGTTCGAGAGGGAAATGCCTGGAGACGTCGCCGAGAATGAGGCGAGGTCGGTCTCGGAGCCCAACCCGCCCGGCCAGAAGCCTCGACCGCCCAAGAGAAAAGGGGAGTCGGCCTGATGCCCGTCGTGAAGATCGGCCCTCATCGGTTCGACCTGAACCGCATCGTTCGGATCACCGAGTCGACGAAGACGCAAGAGGGCGACGGAGAGCCGAGCATCACAATAAAGTTGGAATGCAATGACTGCGTGGATATCAAAGGCGAGGATGCCTATGTCTTCCTGGCGATGTATGATGAGTACGTCGCCGTCAAGGTCATAGGCAGGGCAGAGCAGATAGTCTCCGAGCCTAATCCGCCAGGACGTAAGATCTCATCGCCGCAATCAGCCGAGGCGAGTCCTAATCATTCCGGTCGTATCGAAGAGTCTGGCGTCCTCAGTTGACACCTTTCCGCTCACCTGAAAGAAGCAGAAATTGTCAGTCGCCACGCAAGAACCGGCCGGGCAGAGGCGGCATCGCCCCACATCCCCTTGGTTCCATACGCGAAGGATGGCCGTCCATTTGCCATCGAGTGTCGGCGCCACCTGCCAGGTCTCAGGCTCGGGCTGGAGGCTCAGGATCAGTCCGTTATCTTCGTGGTGGCCGTCAGGCTTGGGGTGTCTTGCGTGCATCGGCATGGGCAGCGGCAACGAATCGTCGAGCGGGGATGGGGTTGGGCTTGTCGGCATCGACAAAGACTCCTTTCGGCCTGGGACCGGGATGTTTGGGGGATCGAAGGTGTCTGCTCTTCCCGGTTCCGAGGCGGTTGGAGAGGCAGCCGGATTGCCATATTGGTGCGGGGAAACGCGCCAGTCAAGGCCAAAATTCCATGATCTCAAGGATGACGATTCTCAATCATCCAAGTATTATGTGTTCTGAATTCGAAGGGAAAATCATGAAGCACGCGATATTGATTCTCTTTCTGGTTACTTTAATATCGGCCCCCGGATGCGGGCCGTCCGTCGGCGACAAATATCACATCAACGGTATCGCGTGGCTTTATTACGACCTCAAGGACGCCCAGGCCGGCGGTCCCGGCGGCCGGATCATGGATCTGATCGGCGACCGCAAGGCATGCGGGATATCCGATTGCGGCGTGAAGGTGCTCGCGACGGGCAAGGACTGGGTCAAGGTCGAGGTGCTCAACTCCACCAATGAGGGTGCCACCGGCTGGATCGAGGCCGGCAAGCTCAAGGCGAGATAGCGGCTCACACCGCCGGCCAGTGCCCGACAGGGCAAGCCTCGGTCGCCCAACTTCGCTTGACCCCCATCGCCACGCATCCGCACTTTTTGCAACGGTCCCGCCCCTGGTCGAGCAACGGGCAAGCCCGACAGATCCGCTCGCGCTCGGCCTGGACCTCGGGCGAGGCCGTCGCGCGATTGCCCCTGGCGATGACATCGGCGCCGTGGGAGACGACGGCCTTGGCGAGACTCGCGGCCATTCGGATCGCTCCTGGTTTCGAGAGATCACTCCTCACCAATTCAATGTATTGCGCATTGAAGTCGGGATGATCGGGGTCGACCAACTCGCAATACCTCGAATGAGGCTTTGCGATAGAGGGGCAAGGCATCGCCGATTCCTTCAAAGGGCAATTGTCGCATTTCGCCTTATTCATGTTATTCCGTGATAGTGACAGTCCCGATCGGGACTTCGAAGCATGGTCCACCGACATATGCTTCGGAAATATTAATCGGCGAAGCGCAGGCATTCGTCACGGTTTGCGGCTGTCCCGTGCCTCCTCCGAGATTGGTCCCCGACTGGACGATCGGCTCGTTGGTCATACAGGGTCCAGTAAGGCATGCGACGGTATAGCCGGGGGGCGGGAATCCCGGACCCGATCCATAAATCCAGCCGGTAGCCATCGAGAAGGTGGCTATCCCTGCCGTCACTGACATGCACTGGAGGAAGAAGTTGACAGTCAGCGTCTCCGTCGTCGGTGCGCATCCCGGCCAGGTGAATCCGGGATAACTCGCGATCGTAAACGACCCGTCCCATCCCGTCCCGTTCCATGTCATCGTGGCTGATCCCAGTCCGCACGACGCGAAGAGGGTCTCAGGGAACCACCGGCACGGACAGCATCCACATACATAGCCCGTCGGCGCGGTTGACCCCAGATTCTTCGACACGATTGTCGTTATGCCGCTGCTGACCACCGCCGACCCCGTGACGGGAGATATTCCCGTGGTGGAGATCGAATAGTTGTAAGTCCCGCATGGGACGCTCCCGAACGAGATGGGGCTGCTTCCGCTCAGGGTGGCCGTGTAGGTGCCGCCCATGGTCTGCGTGATCGTGACAGTAACCAGGCACGCCGCGCTGCCGCAGGCCGTGATGTTGAAGTTGATCGTGCCGGCGCATCCCGCCCCTCCCGAGCAAGGGCAGATGACGTTCGCGAGGCTGGGCATCATCGCTTCATCCTCACGGGTTGCTCGTCACGAAGCAGTTGCCGCCGATCAGTGTCCATCGGCCGCCGATCTTCGCGACGAATATGTTCGTCTTGAGGGGGATCGTGGTGGCGCCCGTCCCGTCGCCGATATAATTGTCGATCGCCTGGAGAGGGTAGCTGGGGTTGACTGCGACCCCCGCGAGATTCTGGAGGATCTTCGCCTGTCCCGCTCCCGCCGTGTCTCCCGTTGAAGATACCGAAGTGATCGCCGTCGTCACCCTCGCCAGATAGATCACGTCGGCGATCGAAGGAGGCGGTGTGAGCGACGAGTCCTGTGCCGCCTTCCCCGCCAGGTGGCGGAGCGAGTCGATGGCCCTGGCCATCGCGTTCATGCGATCTTCCAGGATGCAGATTCGTTTCTCTTCGGACGTGATATCGTGCTCGGACATCAGGGCGATCCTCCCATGCTCCCGCCGTCGTCGGGCAAGTCGGTCAACCGATCGGGAGGCGCTTCCTCTCCGCCCATCGCGAGGCTCGATCCCGGCAGCGGCATCGAAGGCGGGGGCTCGGGCCTGAACGCTCGCGAGCCCGGGTCGTCCCGGGAGCGATCGACCGCCTTGGGTCCGTAGCTCGGCTCCTTGCCCCTGTTCGGGTCGTGATCGTCGCCGACGACGAAGCCCCCGTCCTTCCTCGGGGCCGAGCCGGTGTCGTCCGAGGACACGTTATCGAGCGGCCTCGGCCGATCGGAGCCGGCCGACTTCGCCGCATCCCTCTTCTTCGCGCGGGCCGCATCCCGCTCCTTCCTCGAGACCCATCTCCCATAGGTGTCATTTCCGCCCTGATCGACGCCGGCCTGCATCCCGCCGACATCCCCGTCATCGGCACCGGAGCCCGAATCCCCCGCCCCTTCGTCCGGCGATGGCGAAGGCCCTCGCGAGGCGTTCGCGCTGTAATCCTTCGCCGAGACGATGCCGCCCATGCCGTTGATCTCGCCGCCGATGAGCAGGTCTTCGCCCTGCATCCCCCACCCGTTGCCGCTGAACGCTTTGGGCGTGTAGAGCGCATCGCCCTCGAAGGCCCTGTGTCGCGTCGAGAAGTTGAATTGGAGCGTGTGGATCGCCGCGCCGACGTTCCACTCCATCGTGAAGGATCGGACCGGCAGTTCGACCCCGTCGATCTCCGAGACGCCCCCCGGCATCGCGATCTGGAGGGCATAGCCCAGCGTGAAGGGGTCCCAGGTGAAGGTGTACTCGTCGAAGAGGATCGAGATCGAGCCTTCGATGACCGGCTCCTGGACGACCGCGAGATGCTCTGCCGCGAGGGCCGTGATGTTCGCCGTGTCTCCCTTGTAAGCGAAGCTCCCGAGGGAGATGGTCTTGACCCGCTCCAGCCCGTATTTGGTGAACGCGCCGCCCGTGAAGCCCGAGGCCGGCGACCGCGCCGAGATCGAGCCCCGGTTGTACGGCACGCAGACCTGGACGTCAGCCCACAAGCCGCCGAGGAAGGTCGTCGGATAGCCGCTGTTCAAGGCCGACAACTGCCCCGCCATCGCCGCCGAGGTCATCACCGCCGGCTGGGAGAGCTGGATCTGCCCCGTCTTGGGGTTGACCTGGCAGCCGATCGGCCACTGCTGGAAAGGATAAGTCCCCGTCGGAGACCAGAGCACCGCCGCGCTCGGGTAGAAGATCGTGCTGATGTCGGCCGCCTGGACCCACGGGAAGCCGTAGGGGAACCTCGGATAGAGGTGCGACCCGATGAATGTCGCCGTCCCGAGAGCCCCCGTGGCCGGCTCGCGGACGTTGAACAGCCGGTCGACGTTGTTGATCGGCGAGTTGGTCGAATACAGCCGATATCGGGAGTAAGCCGTCGAGTCGAGGGGGAGCGACGAGTCCCAGGTGATCGTGGCCGTGCCCCCCGGCGTCATCGCCGTACAGCTCGTGACCTGGCGGAAGGTGGTGATCGTCGCGAGCCCCGCGATGAGCGGATTCTCCAGGACGATGACGCCCCCCTGGCCGTTCCAGAAGTTCGCCAGCCAGTGGACCGTGGAGTGGTCCGAGGTGACGACGCACGAGGCCGCCGTGACGGTCGAAGTGTTCCCTTGGTCGTTCGTGTTGGTCGGCGAGTTGAAGGACGCCAGGGTCCAGGCCGCGAGGTCCGGCGCCGTCGCCGCGCTCTTGAGCGTCCCCGCCAGCACGGAGAGCACGGCCCCCTGGATGTCGGTCCCGATGATCTGGACGGCCGAGAAGCATCCGGTGAGGTCGGGGCCCGTGTACGCCAGGCCGAACACCGGATCTCCCCCGGTGTCCCCGGGCACGTTGAGCGTGTGCTGGGTCCGGCCGAACAGCGGGATGACGCGGTACGTTCCATCCGCCTGGACGAAGCTCGTGTACTGAGGGCACCACGTCGTGAGCAGGCCATCCAGCGTGGCGAAGATCGACTCGCCCGCCAACTGGATCGGGACGGGAGGCACCACGGTCAGAGCCGCCAGGTCGGTCAGCGTGGTCGAGGGCAACGTCGGAGGGGTGAGGCTCGTGTACGCCCCGATCCCGAGATTGCTGAGGGCCGTCGCGTTCTCGATCGTGCAGAGGACCGCCTGGATGATCTGGCCGGCCGTCTGCCCCGCCAGGTTGAACAGGTAGAGCGGGTCGTCCGGCTGGAGGTTGAACGACGCCGTGCCCGTCCCGTCCGGACCCATCACCGTGACGTAATCGCCCCGGCGTTTCAGGTCCGTGCACGAGTAGGCCCAGGCCGGCCCCTGGTCGCTCGGCTGCATCTGGGGCCGTTGCAAGTCGCCGGTGAACCGGAGGACCGGGCTCGACCCGTCGTCGTTGGAGAAGACGAGTTGGACCGACAAGCCCGGCACGAAGGGGATCGCCGGCCCGCACGCCAGCGCCGTGAACTCCAACGACGCATAGGCATCGTCGGCCGGCGTCCACCTCAGCCCCGAGATCCGAGCGTCCGCCCACGCCAATGTCCCGCCCGCGCCCGTGAACCCCGCATAGGCCACGCCGCTGGAGCTATAACCCGTGTTGCCGATGACGATCGTGGTAAGCATCAGTATTGCCCACCGTTGAAGGTGGCGCCGCGAGTGACGCCCCGCTGGCGATTGCGGTTCGACTGCCCAGCCTGCATCTGGGCCTTGGCCATCACCTGTTGAAGGCCCATCCCGAGGGCACGCTGGTCGTTGATCGCGTCCTGCATCGTCGCCACGAGAGCCTGCTGCGTGTCGCCGATCGTGGCGAAATGCTGCTGGGCGACCTTGTTGAACTCCGCCAGCCCGCGACCGACGACGTCCGCCGCGACCCCCGCCGAAGCCCCCTGGCTCCGGAGATACCCCTCCATCTGGGCCAGCAACGCCGCCTGGTTCCCGCCTTGCATCTGGTTCTCGGCCAAGGCCCCCTGGATCTGGGGGATGTACCCCTTGCCGACCTCGCCCCCGGCCTTGTGGGCCTCCGCGCCCGCCGCACGAGCCCCCTTGGCCGCCTGGCCCGCGATCCTGCGCCCTTCGACGCCCTGAGCCGTCGCCGCCTTCTTCGCCTCGGCCTCCGCGTGCTTGCGGTCGAGCCGGCCGACGTCCTCGATGTCGTGGTTGTAATCCTCGACGGCCTGGTCAACCGACTCGTTGGACGTCCGCGTCTTCTTGTCGTCGGCCCTCTTGTGCTTGAACCGGGCCGAAGTCTCCTTGTCGTGCTCTTCGAGGTCTTTCAGCGTGTCGTCTTCGTCGATGCGCCTGAGCGTCTCCTCTGGCGTGGAAGGGACATTGGCGATGGCCTCCGCTGTCGTGATTCCGCCCGGCCCGGCCCTCGCGAAAGCCCCGGGCGTCTTCCTGGCCCTCGCCTGCATCCGCTGGATCGCCTGGAAGTCGCCGGTCTCGAAGGCGCCGACCTCCTGTGTGGCCCAATCCGCCTCGGCCTTCTTGATCTTGTGATCCAGATCCTCGATCCGTCTCTTGGCGTGCGCCATGGCCTCGTAGACATGCTCGTCGGCCTGCCCGGCGGCCTCTTTCTCCTCGGCCCTCTTGAGTCCCTCCCTCAGTGCCTTCAACTGGTCGACGTCGCCTTGCTCTGCGTGAGAGAATCCTCCAACAGCCTCCGTCTCGGCGACGGCCTTGCGCATCGCCTCCGTGCCTCCCCCGTAGGAGTGCGTGGCGTCCTTCGCCTGCCTGGATGCCTCCTCGGAAAGATTGTCCTTACGCCCCGACCTGAAGGCGTTGAGCCTCTCCTGCATGATTTCTAGCGTCCGTTCGGCCTGGGCGATCTCGTCGTAATCGATCGAGACCTTGTAGGGCTTGGCCTGGAGGCCCTCCAGTTTCTTCTTCGCGTCCTCGACGGAACTGACGAACATCTTGGAGTCGTCCGTCATCACGCCCCAGTCGCGGGCGAACTGCTCTGCCACCGGGGCCATCGCCTTGCCAAGCTCGTAGACCGCGATCGACCCGATGGAGATTGACGCCGCCCATGTCGCGCTCGCCCCGAACGCCTGGGTGAGCATCGGCACGTTATTGATGACCGCGCCGATCCCATACCGGACGTCGTCCATCGCGTAGGCGATCGACATCATGTTCTGGCCCATCCTCTGGGCCTTGTTTGCCGCCTGATCGGCCGCAGTCGCGAACCCCCCGAACTGCCCCTTCCCGGCCGACACCTTGGTCGTGACGGTCTCCTGGATGACCCCCATGTCCTTCAGGGCCTGGATCTGCTCGCGAGTGGCGCGGGTCGCCATCCCGACGTCCTGGGCGTGAGTGATGAGCCCCTGATTCAACTGCTCGAGCTCCGCCTCCTCCTTGTCCATCGCGGAGGCCGCCGAGAGCGCCGCGGCCTGGATCGCCTGCCCTTCCTCCCTCGCCTTGACGATGTGGTCGGCGATCGCCTCCGTGCCGTGCTGGCGGGCCGCCGTCGTGGAGTCGATCCCCTCCCTCGCCTCCTGCTGTGCCCTCTTCTCCATCTCGCCGAGCTTGCGCTGCATCGCCTCAAAGCCATCGGCATCGGCGAGGGCCTTGGCGTTCGCGGCGTCCTTCCTCGCCGCGATCTTGTCGAGCGTGTCCTGCCACTTGAGGCCGGTGACGATCAGTTTTTCGAGGGGGATCAGGGTCGCCGAGGTCGCCGCCGAGAAGCCCTCAAGCTCCTGCTTGGTGATCGCGATCTGGTCCTTGAGGCCCCTCTGCGCGGCCAGGTTCTTCGAGGCCGAGGCGATGAACTTGTCGCCCTCGACGGAGCCCTCCGAATAGGCTTCGCCCAGGACGTCGAGGCTGCCCTGGAGCCCCTTGAGCGCATCTTCGAGCTGGCCGACGACCTCGGTCCCCTGGGACTGGAGGGCGATGACGATCGCCTGTCGGATGTCGGCGTTGAGCGGCACGGTCGCGCCTCCGGGTCCGATGGATAAGAGTCAGACCACGGTGATGGCGAGGTCGATGCCTGTCGCGGGGTCGATGAAGTTCTGGAGCGTGATCGACTGCATGAACCAGCCGTCGCCGACCTTGAGGTCATCCTGGGGCTCGTCGAAATAGTTGTTGGCCCCGAGCGCGAAGGCGATGGAGTGGCCGCCCTCGGTGAAGGTGAAGGAGACCGCCTTGGGCGTGATCGCCTCGTAATCGAGCCGGTCTTGCTTGCTCTTGTAGAGGTTGTCGATCGTGACGCTCGGGTCTCGGCTCCTCCAGTTCAGCCGGGAGATCTGCGCCGTCTCGCCCCGGTAGGGGAGGATCTTGTTGCCGAAGTTGAAGCTGATCGAGTTGAAGTCGGTCCGGCCTCCGCCGACGATCAGTGCCCCGGTGCAGTCCTGGAACGCGTAGGGGACTTCGTTGTCGATCGCGGTCAGGTCGGTGGCGACGGGCACGGGGAAGATGGTGGTGGTGATGACGGTCGCCAGTTGACCGATGATCGTCAGGTCCGCCTTCATGTTGGTGCCCTCGCCCGTGTTGGAGGCGGTGAGGACCCCATCGGCCATGCAGCCGGTGTAGCGGGTGATGAACGGCGTGCAGGAGCCGTCTTCGAGCATGAAGCCGTGGTCGCAGGTGAAGCTCGGCAGCGTGGGGCAATCCCCGGTCGTCAGGCCGCCGAGGAGCGTGGCCAGTAGCGCCGCCTGGCTCGGCCGGACATAGGTCATGAGCTTGCCGCCCACGTCGAAGGTCCGCGAGATCATCTTGACGCGGCGGTTGTTCGCGCCCGCCGATCGGATCGCCATCGAGTTGATCTTCTTGCGGACGGTGAAACTGTTGTCCTGGGGCAGGCTGATGAGCACCTGTTCGCCCGTGGTCGGCGAGGCGTTGAAGGTCCCATAGACGGCCTCTTGCGTGATCCGGAGGAACTCTCTCACGGCGATGCTCCTTTGCCTTGCGGTCGGCTTACCTTGGACGCTGGAAGAAGAACGCGATCTGCCCGAGGCCCCACTGCATCGCCGGGTTGCCCTGCTGCTTGAGGGCGCCCGAAGGCAACCACTCGAAGAAGGCGGGCTCGCGGAGCGTGGGGTTGATGATCGAGACGCCCGGGATGCCGCACCGGAGGAAGCCCTGGACGTTCCCTTCGCGATACGGTCGGCCCATCCGCATCGCCTCGCACACCGCATCCCAGAGGTTCAAGAGGTCGTCGACGCAACTCCCCTCGGCCCAGACCTCGACCGCGATGACGAAGTTGACGGTCGCGCTCTCATTGGAAAGGAGCGTGTCCGGCATCGGCCTGGGAGAAAGGGCGATCATCGGCAGCATGCCCGACGCCGGGATCTCCATGTCTTCCCCGGACCCGGCCCGAGACCGCCAGGTGGCGACGACGTTCACGAGGCTCGGGGCCTCCATGAGCACCTCGACGACGCCCCGGTAAGCCTTCGAGCGGAGCCCCTGCGGCAACCCCAGGAGAGTGTTGGGCCGCCATTCGTTCTCGCTCAAGCTCGGCCTCCGATCAGCGTCCGGGCGAAAGCCCCGGTCGCCTCCGCGATCAACTCGACGTCGCTAGGACGGATGTCGACCGGGTCGCGAGCGACCATGTTGGCGGTGCCCGTGGCATGGAAGTGGACGTAAGGCACATTCCACGATCCGATGATGAGAGTCCGGTCCGGGGACGCCTGGACCTCGAAGCCGAACCCCGCGATGAACGAACTCCCCTCGCCATCCGGGATCAAGGGAGGCCCATCGCCCTTGCGCCTCCGGAGCGTGCTCGGCCGAAGGTCCGTCATCCGGTCGCCGAAAGAGTCGGTCCCCTCCAGGAGTCCCCGACGGTTCCCCTCGACCATGATGGTGCCGATCGTGTTCGCCAGCGGCGTCAGGTCCGGGTGCGCGACAGAGTCGAGCAACCGGAAGATCGGGTCGAAGTTGCCGCCGGAGACGCGGAGCCGGATCATGGCGATGTCCCCGGCGGCAGGAGGATGCAATCCCGATCGATGAGGAAGTCGGACACCGGCCCGATGGGCGACGGGCTCACGATCGGCGAGGCGGTGTGGATCTGGGCCTGGTAGCACTTGAAAAGTTCGTCTGCACGCGACCGCTGCTCGGCGGCCTCCTGGCGGTAAGCCTGGCTGTTGCCGACCGTCGTCTGCCTGCCGAGCACGAGGGCGATGGCGCCCCTGGCGATGATCTCGCGGAGCTTCTCTTCGAGGACGATCCCGCCCACGGTGGCCAGGGCGGTGGTCAGATCCCCCTTGCTCAACGCGACGGCCGCCGCGTTCGCCGGGTCCTGGCCGATGATCGGGTCCGGGGTCGACTGGCGGACCCTGGTGTAGCCCGGCCTCTGGCGATACCGGATCACCATCTCTCGCGACCGCTTGGCCGTCTCTTCCGCCCGCTGGGCAAGGAACGCGGTGAGGTCGACGCCCCTCGACCCGCCCAGCGACTTGATCGCGTCGGAGTAGAGCAGCATGTCCTCGTAATCGCACCAGGCCAGAGGAGCCGCGACGTTCCCCGGCGAGTCGCCGACCTCCAGCCACCCGTCATACGCCAGCGACCGGACGCCGCCGACCCCCGTGACGCCGACCTGGAGGCGGTACTTGCCCTGCTCCAGCCCCGACGACTGGCCGACGGCGATCCCCAGGGTCAGCGTCCCCATCGTGGCGTCGATCCAGGCCACGGCGGGCGAGAACAGGCTGGCCTCCTCGCCACCCCGCCAGACCGAGGCGTCGAGCACCGCGCCCGACGTGTACGGCACGACGACGCCCGCGTTGAGCAGCACGGTCGCCAGGCCCATCGCGAACCCCGGGGCCACCGACGGCGATGCGACCGCCCCGCCCGCGCCGAGCGTCCAGGCGGTCTCGGCCGGGTTCGGCTCGATCCCGCCGGGAGTGGGCGGAGGCGGAGGCGTGGGGGGAACCGGGGTGAACGGGGCCGAGGCCCTGGGAGACCTCGGCCGGATCGCGACGACGAGCGGCATGCGATCACTCCTCGATCGAGGCGACCATCAGCAAGGTCGGGGTTCCCGGGGAAGTCGCCTCGAAGCTCACCGCCTGGCCGCCGGGGATCTGGATCTCCGAGCCCGGGGGATAGAACTCGATCACCCCCGATTGGGGCTGGACCTCCCACCAGAGCCCGCCGTCCGCCGGGCTCGTGGGCTCGACCGTGAAGTTGGCCGAGGCCACCGTCTGGACGGTCTCCGGGTCGCTCGGGTCGTTCTTCGAGGGCGGTGCCGACGAGCCGGTGCCGAAGTTGGCCGTGCTCCGGGTCATGCGGACTTTCACCACCGCGTCGGTCCCCCCGGCCGGCTGCTTGCCGAGGATCTTGAGCGACTTCACGCGGACCCGCTGATTCGTCGGGGCCTTGATCTGGAGCAGGGTCTTGGGGGTCGCCGCCGCCAGCGCGACCTCGCCCGAGTTCACGTTCAAGAGCAGTCCGGCCATGAGCGAGCCCCTTCGGCTTAACCGATGAAGAAATAAGAGTTGGACATAATCGCCGAGGATGGGGAGGCGATCGTGACGACGCTGCCGCCCGAGCCGTCCTCGGCCATGACGATCCCCGACGCCCAGAGCATCGAGAGCACGGAATTGCCCGTGGAACTCGGGTGGACGCCATCGGCCGACAGCGCGGGGTTGAGCCGCCATGTGTCATAGGCCGTCGTGCTGCCCAGGACGATCGTCGTGCCGTTGGCGATCGAGCGGAGCGCGGCCCCGTAAGCCTGGATCGCCGTGTTGCTCGTCTCATCCCAGAGGCCGCCGGGACCGGGCGGGATGATGTAGAGCGGTTGCTGGAGGTAGACTCGCATCCCTCGCCCGGCCCACGTATTGGCGATCGTCGTCATGTCGGACAGGTATTGCGACTGGGTCGACTGCCCGGCTCCCGCCTTGGCGTTGTTCGCCCCGAGCATGATCGAGACGCCCGTCACGACGTAGCCGAGCCCGAGGGCCGTCGTGACCGCCGCCTGAGCGGCCAGGTCGTTCGTCCCGCCCGGCAGCCAGTCGCCCGTCTTCGACCCGATGACCCCCTGGTTCAAGGCCGGCACGGTGGTCTGGGAGATGCATGGGTGGAGCGGGTCGAGCTGGTTCATGTCGGCTTCGAGGTCGACCCCGCCGCCGAAATTGGTGATCGAGTCGCCGATGGGGAGGATGACCCGCAAGGATTCCGCGAGCCTCGCCGGGAGCGACGTCTGCGAGGAGTTCTGGATCGAGAGCCCGGGATTGCCGAGGGAGTCGGTCGCCAGGGCTCGATACTGGACCTCCCCCGATCCGGGAGCAGTGTCCTTGAGCGTCGTGCTCGGCATCGCCCCGACGAATCGGCCCTGGCCGGGAGGCGTGAAGGGGGCCGTCGCGAAGCAATAGAGCCCGTAAGTGATCGTCCCCGTTCCGCCCGTCGCGACCGGCCTCCGGATCGTGATCCCCGTCGGATCGTTGGCCGCGATCGAGAGAGCCCCGAGCACAGGGTTGGTCGAGTTCATGGTGACCGACACGGCCGTCGATGTCGCCGCGTTCGATCCGCTGTCTCCGTAAATAGTCCGGAGCCAGTAGGTGTTTCCCGGCGTCAAGCCGGTCGTCACGTTGAAGGTGTTGCTGCCGGCCGCCGCGCGGATCGTCGCCCACGCCCCTGGCGCCCCGAAGCCGTTGTCCGGAGCCTGCTGGAACGCATAGGTGATGCCCGAGCCCGTGCCGCCCGTCGGGGCCGTGCTCGACACTGTGAGGGTCGTCGTCGTGACCGAAGACGTCGAGGTCGTGCCCGGAGTCAAGGCCCCCGAGCCTTCGTTGTTGAGGACGACCCGATTGACGTACATCGGCGTGCCGATGGACACCCAGCCGGTGAACGCGATCGTCCCGGCGGATTGCTGCGGCCCGGCCGTCGAGTCGGTGATCGTCTGCTGGAACGCCTGGATCGAGGCAGTCAGGTCGAAGACGGTAACCGTCAGCGTCGTCGGGTTCGAACCCGACGCTCGGAAGTTGGCCCTGTAGTTATGCCCGATCGTGTAGGTGAAACCCGTCCCGTGGCTGTAATTGCCCCCGCTCAGGTCCGCGTACGGCATCACCTGGATCTGGAGATTATTGCCCCGGAGGGACCCGGTCGGCCCGGTGCCCAGCATGCACCAGTAGCCCGAGAGTCCATTCGCCGCGCACCGGAGTTGCACCCCAAGGATGTTGCCGTTGCCGTCATATGTGAAATAAACGTCCGCCGATTGTTCGAGCAACGCCTCGGAGAACGGCCGGATGAGCCAGTAGGTCCCGAGGTTCGACCCGAACGTCCCCACGAGCTGGTTGGACGCGTTGACCAGCCACGACGATCCCGCCAGGTCCTTCCAGTTGGAGGCCAGCCCGATCGAGACCGAGTCGGCGGCGCCCGTGACGCTGCCCGCGCCACCGGCGGAAGTCGGCCCGACGAAGATCCCGTCATAGTAGGGTACGGTCATGATTCCACCGTGGTTCCTTTGCGGGAGGCTTCAGGTCGGCTATCGTGGGCGATGGCGAGATCGATCCGGCTTACTTTGCAGGGGCTGAGCACATGGCCGTTCCGGGCGACGAGATCATCGACAAGCTACTCCGCGAACTGGCCGCCCTCGGCCTCGGCCGCTCCCCGCCGGAGCCCAACCCCGAGACGCTCCGAGGCGCCGTGAGGGATTGGCTTGCCGGGCTCGAAGCCACGCCCGAGCCCGACTTCGACGCCGAGGTCCGGGAGTTGGAAAACCGGGGCCGGATCTGGTGAAGAGTCACGAAAGCACCGCCGACGCGGGCACGGAGCCGCTGATGACCACGGTCAACTGGCTCGGCCGGAACGTCTCGTCGTCTCCCGCCCTGAGAGTGGAGACCAACTCGGCGACGACGCTCGGCTCGGAGGCCGCGAGTCGGACCTGATCATGGATCGTCACGACGTAATCGCCGTCCGCGAATGCGGCGTTGGTGGCCAGGTTCGCCTTATATCGCCCGCGAAAGGCCCCGGCGTCTTCCGGGAGCGGGAACGTGAGTGAGCCCGGAGATGCGGAGAAGGCCATCACGCCGGGGCTGAAATCAAAGAACAGTCCGTCCGACAGCCTCTCGACCGAGAACGAGAGTTGATTGCCGCTGTCATATTGGAAGCGGAGATGCAGCATCGGTCGGTCACCTCGACAGGAGTTTCCGTGCCAACTGGACTTGCCGGGAGACCTCGGAAGGTGCCCATCCGAGCTTCGTGCCGGCCTGGATGTGCGTCAGTCCTTCGAGGTAGACCGCACGGAGCGCGGTCGCGGCCTTGGGTGGGATCTGGCGAAGGATCGCCTCGACCTCATCGGGGGCGTCGTCGTCGCGGTCGACGACCGCCGGTTCGGAGTCCTGGAACCGGAACCCCGGGGCGACCCTGCTTAGCCCTTCGCCCTCGCCATTGAAGACCCACCAGCGTCGGGCATCCCGCGCGAGGCCGCCTCGCTTGAACAGGATGAGCGAGCGGAGGTGATGCTTGGCGGATTTCCCGATCTCGCCCACGATCCGGAACCGCGCGAAGGTCGCGAATGCGATCCCGTTCTCCGGGTCGAAGTCGCGAGCGGCGGCGACCAGCGCGGCCTGCATGACCGAGAAGTATCTGTCGCCGTCCCTCCTCTGGAGGTCGCGGAAGCAAGGTCGTTTCCGGATCAGGCTCGCGATGACTTTCTTCCCCCACGGCAGATAATCTTCCGCGAGTCTCCGGATCTCGGGCGTCATCGGCGCCCTCTTGCGCCTGGCGAGCTTCACCATGACCAGGGCCCTCCGAAGGGGCCTTGGCCGAAACCGTAGGGGTAACCGAAGCCGCCCGGATAGGCCGGCGGCTGGCCCGGCTCTCCGGTCGGCGAGACCTCGCGGAACGGCCCGTTCATCACCACGACGTCGCCCACCGGCTCGCGATAGGGCACCTTGCAGATGGCGTCCAGTTGACCGACGCGGGTCACGACGGCCGCCTTCTGGTCCCGCGCCCATCCGCTGACCACGGCGACCGATGACACCGCCTCCTGGTGGGCCTGGGAGGCCCGCCACCAGCCGGCCAGGGCGAGCTTGAGCGCGTGCCACTCCGCCTCGTCCATCACCCTCTCCGCGCCGAACGAGGAGAGGGCGGCGAGGTCGGAGTCCGCCAGGACCAGGGGGCTCGCCAGGGCGAGCCCGACCGCCTTGGCCCCGATCCGGAGCCCCTGGCGGATGACGGGGATGGAGCCGTCCGCCGCGCGGGCGAACAGCCCGGCGGCGTCGAGCAGCAGCCCGCATCGCGCGGAGACTTCGGATTCGAGGTCGGCGACGGCCAGGGTCATGGTCGGCTCACTTCGGTTTCGGGGCGGCCGGGGCTGCGGTGGGCGCCGGGGCGGTTGCGGCGGCGACGGGAGGCACGGTCGCGGGAGCGGCTTTCGCCTTCTCCTCTTGGAGGGCCTTGATCCTGGCGGCCTCGTCCGCCTTGGCCTTCGCCTCGGAGTCGGCGTGGAGCTTCGCCTTCTCCTCTTGGAGGGCCTTGATCCTGGCGTCGAGTTCTTCCTCGGTCCGTTTGATGACGGCGGGGTCGCCCGAATCGATGGCGGCCTCGGCCGAGGAGGGCAAGTGCTCCGGGAGCGTCGCGACGACCCGGGAGTTGAGCATGACGCTCGCCCCTCGGGCCTGGATCTGCCTCATCTGTTCCAGGCTGCGGTCCGGCACGGTCGATCTCCCTGGGTTCGGGTGGAGAGTGAGCCGGGGCCGAATTGCCCCGGCTCGCCTCGGTCGGGATCAGACGATGGCGATGTCGGTGAGGGGGACCGGATCGACCAGGGGCCCGAGGAACAGGACCGACTCGCAGACCTCGTCGAACTTGCGCGGCCAGCCCCGCATCGTGGTCCAGATCGAGAAGGTCGCCGGGTTCATGCTGCTCGGCATGTCGAAGTAGCTGAACATGCCCGGCTCTCCGGGGGGCAGTCCCCCGGGCACGACGCCGTTGGAGAAGCGGATCGAGTCGGCCCGGGACTCCATCGTGGTCCCGATCCCGAAGTCGTGCACGGCGTCGTTCCGGTCGTTCCGCTTGTCGTCGAGGATGATGCACGCCTCGGGGGCCAGCGGGAGGAACGGGTAGTAGATCGAAGGGGAGCCGTCGCCGTTCTCGCTCTGGTAGACCGCGTCGTAGGAGACGACCTCCAGGTCCCGGCTGCTGTTGCCGACCCCCTTGAGGACCCGGTTGAGCAGGTCGTCCAGGAGCGGGTAATCGGCCGGGGAGATATTGTTGAAGGTGGTGAACGGGGCCTGCTGGAAGACCGCCAGGTTCTTGAACTCGGTCGTGAGCTGGATCCCCCGCTTGACGGCGGTCGGCATCGTGAGGCGGTTCGTCTCGCGGCCGTAGCGACGTCGCCGGGTCTCGATCATGTTGAAGATGTAAGTGATGATCGGGCACGCCACGTTCACGGACCCGTCCGGGTTGCCGAGCGGCGTCTGGACGAACGACTTCATGTCCGGCTTCATGCCCCAGGTCGGGGACCGGCCGGAGGCGTCGGTCATGGAGAAGCCGAGCCGGTTGTACGAGGAGGTGCCGTAGAAGCCGTCGGTCGCCATCGCGACCGCCAGCCACTCCTGCCGCCACTCCGTGCCGATGACCTGGTTCATCACCGTCCGGAAGAAGACGTCCTTCGCGAAGATCCCGTCCGGGTCCATGGTGATCGCGGCCTTGACCTCGTAATACTCCTCGACCTGATCGGCACTCCAGACGGTACCGACCTTCATGCTCTGGAGGTTCGAAGCCTCCAGGTACACGCGGGACGCCTGGTAGGCCACGCCCGGGGAGTTGGGCGCGATGAGGTCGGCGATCTGGAGGTTCCCCTTCCATTTCGCCATCAAGTAGCGATTGGGGCTCTCATTCTGCTTGAGGCGGTTGAGGAACAGGAGTTCGCCCGGGATCGTCCGCGCGTCCTGGATGTCCTTGCGGATCTCGTTGACGCGAAGGCCCGGGAGGAAGTCGGTACCGGCGGCGGGAGGCATGGTGGTTCCTTTCTGCGTTGGATTCCCGGCGAGGGATGTCCTGCCGCCGGTCGCGTGACATCGTTCGAGGTGGCTTCGGTCGGGTCGGGTCGGATCGGGTCGGATCAGACGAAGACCATTTCGAGGCTCGGGAAGGCGACCCGGACCTCGGCGACGGTCGGTCCGACCGCGAGGCTGTGAGTGCCCGATGTCATGATGATCTTGGCGCCCCAGACCCGGCCGCCCACGACGCACTCCCCTGTGTGCATGTCGTCCTGGAGCGGGAGCTGGAGCGAGCCCGCCATGACCTTCGTCCGGTTGAGGATGAAGCAGTCGCCGGGCACCAGGACGTCGCGTCCCGAGCCCGTCGCCGATGGGTCGAAGGGGCCGAACGCCCGGGGGATTCCGCCCGCGCCGGTGGTGAACACCGCCGTCGGGGTGCCGCCCGTCAGCCCCGCCGCGCTGGCCGTGAAGGTGGTGGTGCCGAGGATGCCGGAAGGCGTGATGTAATAGGGGCCGCCCAGGGCGCCCGTCACGACGATGTTCCCCGTCCCGACATTGAACAGGGCCTCCAGGGCGGTCTTGACCTGGAGCGGGCTGGCCCCGAAGGGGATGTTGGCCGTGGTCTGGGTCGAGCTGGCCCCGGTCGCCGTGTTGGTCGGCGAGATGGTGAAGTTGCCGCCCGTCGCGCCGCCTCCGATGGTCAGGACGTTGGCCGCGCCGTTGTTGATCCGGCACATCACCTGCCCGAAGCGAGCGTACCGCCAGCCGGCTCGCATCAACTCCGTATCGATGAGCGTGAGATCGGACCCGAGCGCCGAGAAGGTGCTCCAATCGATCGTCGCGCCTCCGGGGATGCCGAAGGTGCGGACGTCGACCCCCGCGATGACTTGGGCGCCATACCCCGATCGGTAAGGCAGTAGGTTGCGGCCGGGGATTCCGAGGTTGCCCAGGGACATTGCGATTCTCCTTGGTTCGTTCGTTCGATGGATCGAGGATCGAGGATCGGGGGACGCCCGGGTTATTTGGGAGCGGCCACGCCGTTGTAGCCCCTGGTCCTGGCCTGGGTTTCCTCTCGCCGCTTCTCGCGAGCCTCGGCCCGTTTCTTGTCGTCGGCCTCGTCGCCCTCGGTCGCCGGGTCCATGCCCATCGCCCGGGTCTGGTCGGCAGGGTCGGAGCTTCCCTTGTCGGCGAGGAGCCCGTGCGGCTTGCGGGCGCCATAGGCGGACTTGATGGCCTGCTGGCGGAACTCGGGCGAGCCCGCGACGGGGTTGGCGAGGTCGTCCCGCGCGGCGACGACGTAAGCGGCCTTGATCTGGGCCCGCTCGCCGGGTGTGGCGACGGCGCCCTTGCCCGTGACGAGCGAGGCGACGAACGATTCCGCCGATGCCTCGATCCGATCGGAGATGGCCTTCTCGGCGGTGGCGCCGGCTTCCTCGGCCTTCTTGGCGTTGGTGTCAGCCAGGGCCTTGTAGTGGTCGACCTGCTTCTGTAGCTCGGCCGCCTTCTCGGCGGCAATCGTCTCGGCGCTCTTCTCGCTCATGGCGGCGCTCCGGGGTTGGGTTTCCGCCTTCTTGGGGGCGGCCTTGGGTTGCGGCTTCGGCGGCCTGGGGGGGCAGGGCATCTCGCCCCGCGAGAGGGATGCGATCACGCCTTCGAGCGAGCCGATGCCGTCCGCCATCCCGGCGGCGACGGCCTTCGAGGCGACGAAGGAACCGCCCTGGCCGAAGTCGGAAAGGACCGTCTCGCGGGGGACGTCGCGGTTCGAAGCGATGGCGTCCACGAAGAGGTCGGCGAGGTCGTCGGCGGTCGCCTGGACCTTGGCCTTGCCCCTCTCGGTCTCGACGTCCACTCGCTTGTAGGGGCTCTGGCTCGAAACGATCTCGATGGGGTCGCTCGCCTTTTTCCTGGGCATCCCCACCACGACGCCGATCGAGCCGAGCATCGCCGTGGAGTCGGCGACGATCTGATCGGCCGCGCTGGCGATCCAATAGCCCGCCGAAGCCGCCTGGGAGCCGACATAGCAGACGATGGGCTTGATCCCCCTCGCGGCCTTGACCTGGGAGGCGAACTCGGAGATCCCCGAGACCGTCCCGCCCGGGCTGTCCATGTTGAGGATGATCGCGCGGACCGAGCGGTCATCGATCGCCGAGCGAAAGTCCTTGGCAAGGGTGTCGATGGAGGTGGCGCCGCTGATCACGGTGAAGAAGTCGGCATAGCGGGCAATCGGGCCGATCACGGGAACGATGGCGACGCCGTCCCTGACCGTGACCGAGTGCGAGTTGTCGAGGGGGCGGCCGAGCTTGGCCTCGACCGCCTCGACCGCCTCGTTCCGGCGCTCGGCCACGGCGAGGATCACGCCGAGGGCTTCCTCGGTGATCGCCCACGGTCGAGACAACACCCAATCGGCTGCTGATCCTTTCACGCGGGCATCCCCCGTTCCATCAGCAGTGTCTTGATGTCGGCGAACATGCCCTTGAAGCTCTCGAACTGGAGGATCATCGCCGGGTCGGCCGAGGCCGCTGCGTTGTCCTTCTGGGGGCCGATCCGGGAGTCTCCCGGCCGACGGATGGGCAGGCCCAAGTAGCCGTCGAGCCAGATCATCTGTGCCTCGGTGAAGAACCCGGACTGATAGAGCACGCCGATGGCCTGGGCGATGGCCGCGAAGTTGCGCGGGTCGATCTTGCCGAGCCCGACGTGAGGCGTGTGGCGTCGGGCGATCTCGGTCCCGTGATTGGCCTCGACGAGCGCAAAGAACGCCTTCCGGGGGACGGCGCAGAGGGCCTGCCTGACGACCTGGGCGAAGGTCGTGACCACGTTCGTCCCGTTCTCGGCGTCGGCCTTGGAGCCGAACTGGGCCTCCTTGGTCGATCGCGTCGTGAGCAGGATGCAGATGGTGATCTCGGCCGAGAGCACCTCCATCGCGGCGTTCATCCCCGCCTGGTCGCGGGTCGATTCGAGCACCTTGGCGGTCGAGCCGTGCGTGCCGACGACCGTGGAGCCGTTCTCGGTCTGGGCGAGTTGTCGGGCCATCGCGTATTCCTGGGTGACCGGCTTGGCACCCTGAATCTCCTGGCCCCGCGAGTCGCGAGGGGTCACCGTTGGCGCCGACTTCTCGCCCGTGGTGCCGAAGGTCCGGGGCGTCCCGAACTGCTTGTTGCCCTTCCAGAACTCGGGCCAGAGGCGTTGGAGCATCTCGAACGCCTGGTAGCACGAATCGAGGACCGACGAGCCTCGCGGGTCGCTGTCCTGCGGCTCCCAGGCGAACCAGGCGAAGTGGCCGGGGTCGAACGACTTCCACTCGCCGTCCACCGTGTAGCAGTCGATCGCCGTGACGTTGAGGGCCCTGTCGACCCGGAAGCGGTACGACCATCGGGGCTTGACCTTCAGCGCCTTGAGGCCGTATTTGCCCGAGTCGGGGCCGTCCTCGATCGCCTCCATGACGATCTCCGACATCTTGTGCCGGAGCGCCATCGCGTCGAGCATCTCCCAGGCCCAGACCTCCATCGGCCGGTCCATCCGCGCCGCCGACCGCTTGCACTCCTCCAGGATCTGGAGCGATAGATCGGCCTCGGGATCGTCGGCCCCGTCCTCGGCCGGCTGGACGCTCGGCGTGAGCTGGAAGCCGCCCGCGAGCACGGTGGACTTGAGAGCCGCGAGGCTCGACTTGACGGGAGGGCACCGCATCATCGCCTTGAGCGTGCGATGGTCCTGCAACCGCAGGAACGGCTCGTACCTCTCGAACGGCCACGGCGTCATCCAGGTGTCGACACCGTAAGCGGCGACATGCTCGGAGTCTGGCCGAGCCTCGGTCGAGGCCGGCGAGTCGCCGAGGTCGAGGAACAACCCCGCGTCGATCGCGCCGCCGAAGTCGGAGCCCGAGACCATGCCGATGGAGGAGGAGGCGCTCAAAATGTCACCCCCTCATACTCGGCGAAGAGGTCGTTGGCCGGGTCATAGATGGCGGACTCGCGGCCACCGTCGGCCAGGGCGAGCTTGTTATAGGCGCCCGAGGCGGCGTCGACCTGGTCGTCCTTCTTGCCGAAGGGGAACGTCGAAAGCTCCTGGACGAATGCATCATTCCAGTCCCCTTCGACCATGCGGACCTCGCCGCGACCGCAGGCGCCGGCGAACCCGTCGGCGCGGACGACCTTGCTCCCGGTGGACTGCTCGCAATGCGCCGCGTAGGGGGCGAGCATCCTCTCGAAGGCGAGCGCGGCGTCCTTGCCCGAGGAGCCCGGCTCCTGCTCGCCCCATGTCGTGATGGCGTTGGGGTGCCTGTCGTTGTCCTCCTTGCCCTTGGCCCGGATGACGCGGTCGCGCTCCGTCGTCGCCCATTGGCCTCGCTCGACGTGTTCGATGTAATAGATGTCGCCCTTCCGGGACATCATCACGCCCGCCGTGAAGTCGCCCTTGCCGTCCGACGCGGCGCGATCCCACCAGCGGATGCGCTCGGCATCGCTCGGCCGATAGCGGACGATGTTGTCGGTGAACCATTTCGCCTGGAACATCCCGCCGCCCCTCGGGACGGGCCTTTGCTGGTACTGCGCCGCGAACCAGAACGGCTTGCGGGCCTGGAGTTCTTCCAGGTATTCGATGGGCCACTTCTCGGGCCAGAGCGCCTCGCCGGGCTTCCGGCCGAGGAGGTCGTCTTCCTCGGCGATGGCCGGGAGATTCAGGGTCCGGCCGTTGGCGCCGCTCCACCGCTCGGGATGGTCGAAGACGACCCGTTGCGCCGGGTCGTCGGCGTGCCATCGCTGCATGGTGAAAATCTGGGAGCCGCCCGCGTTGACGCGTGTCTCGGCCGTCGATTCGTACCAGTCCATCGTGCTGTTGCGGACCGTCTCCGAGAGCGCGGAAGCGGCATCGGCGATGATGTCGTCGAAGATGAAGAGGTCGGCACCGTGCCCGACCAGCGACCCGCCGACGCCGATCGAAAGGAGGCCGCCGCCGTCCGTCAATCCCCAGTTGTCGATGGCCCGTCGGTCGTTCCGGACCTCGACCCCGAAGATGGGGCCGCCGAACTCCTCCATCAGGTCCCGGACGTTCATCCCGAAGGTCGAGGCCAGGGTCGCCGAGTGGCTGGCGATGATGACCTTGCGAGTCGGGAATGTGCCGAGATACCAGCCGGCGAAAATCTCCGTGAGCAGCCGAGTCTTGCCGTGCCGAGGGGCCAGGAAGACGCCGAGGTTGTAGGGCCGGCCCGCCGCGGCGGCCGAGGCCAGTTGCATCAACTCGCGGTTGAGCAGGTCCAGGTGCCTGGTCCGCTTCCAGTTCCCTCGCCCGGCGATCTGGGCGAACTTCGCCGGACTGATCGTTTCCGGGATTGTGGCGTTCATTCGACGTCACCTCGGTCCGAGGTGACGTCGATGACGCGGGATTCCTCGGCCTCGGGAGAGCCCTGGTATTCGCTGAGCGCCTCTTCCATCGCCAGCATCGCCGCGATAGCCTTCGGGGTCTTGAGGAACCGCGCCGTGACTTCGGGGTTGACGAAGGCTTCCGCCTTCAGGTCCACATTGACGGTCTGCGTCGGCGCGTTGAGGCCGTACATGGCCATCAGGAGCTTCACGGCCGAGTTGCCGTGAGTGTGGGCGCGGGTCTTGATCTCGCCCCGCTTGCGGCTCTGGCGGACGGCATCCTTGGTGTCGTCGAGCACCGTTAAGAGGTGGTTCCGGAGGTCGACCTTGAGCCGCTGGCGTTCCTCGGTCGTGAGATCCCCGTAGGCGGCCTGGATGCCGTGCTGGTACATGTCGTTGCGGAAGCTCGTCGCCTGCTCGACGCTGATCTTGGCCTTGCGGGCGATGGAGATCGGCTGATAGCCACGGACGACCAGCGCGGCCACGAAGTCGACCAACGCCTGCCCCTTGAGCGGCTTCCGCCGGACCCGCTTGGGCTCGACGGAGTGGTCGATCGCGATGTCTTTGCCGTCGCTCGTGGCCGCTTCGCCCTGGCTCATCGCGCACTCCGTACCCGTGGGTTGCTCGCCCTACGGGTCGGGAGCGTGTCTCATTTTCGGGGCTTCATCGCCCCCTCGCTCACACTCGGGATCGGTGTAACTTCCTGCGGCAAGCGAGCCTGTAGAGGCGATCGACCGTCGGCCTGGAAATTCCGAGTGTCTCAATCAGGGTGGAGTATGGCACCGGCTGAGGGGCGTTCCGGCACGCCTCGATGATCGCCATCAGCCTCAGCCGACGGAGCTTCGCCGGACTCGTCTTGACGCCCGAGACCTCCGATGAGGCGCGGGCGCCGGAGACCGAGTCGACCGAGGCGAAGAGCTTCGGGGAGCGGCTGGTCGGGCGGTCGTCGTCGAAGCTGTCAATGGCCATCGGATCTCCCCGGCTAAAGGTCCCGCCGAGTCGAGTCGGCCCCGTCTACCGAAGGCGTCCACGTCCGGCGGGGCTTCGAGCCCGGCAACGAGCCGGTCGATTCGATGTGTCAGTAGGCGGAATAGGTCCAGACGCCGTTGATGCAGGCGATGCCGTAGGCGGTGATGGAGCGGTCGAAGAGGGCCGCCGCGTGGAGAGGGCTGGCGATCCACATGGGCCAGACCTGCGAGCCTTGGCCCAAGCCGGCATTCTGGCGACGGGCTCGCCCCATGAAGCTATGCCCGAAGCCTCGCGAGCTATTCACCGCGGCGTCATTGCTCAAGCCCGAGTCATGGGCCAGCGGATGGAGTCCTCGCGAGGCCCGTTGGCCGTTGAGCCAGGCTCCGAAGCCATAGGGGTCGCCATAGGCAACGACGGGCGCCGGCTGGGCCTGGGGCGCGGCGACGGCCACCGGGGTTGCGGGCGGTTGCGGGGCCGGGCTGGCGGTCTGGGGCGAGGCGTAGACGCGGACGACCTGGCCATGCTCGATGATGTCTCCGGGCTTGAGTTCGCGGAAGACGGGCTTGTCGGCGAGGGCCACGGCGCCGAGGGAAAGGGAGAGGACGCAGGCGACGGCGAGGATGAGTCGTGTCATTTTGTTCTCTGATTGGGATGGTTCGGGTCAGTTCACTTCAAGCAAGGCGTCGGACCGTCGGACTCTCGCGGAGGGTCTCCATGCCTCGCGAATCGGCCTTGTGGGCGTTCTGGCGGGTCACCCCGAGGGCTCGGGCGATCTCGCAAAAGTTCATGTCCTCGGCGAACCGGAGGCGGAATACCCTGGCCTGCTTCTTCGTGATGAGGGAGAGGATGCCTTCGAAATCCACGGTCTCTTCGGGGAGCCTGGCGGGCACCGAGAGCGACGTCTCGTCTCCGGAGATGTCGGACCATTCCAGCGACCATGCTTTCTCGCCGGGATATCGCTTGGGATTGCCGAGCGTCCGATTTGCGTTCTTGATCTCCTTCGAGGCGTATTCCAGGAGCATCCCGATGAAGAGATAGCCTCGGTCATGCTCGGGATAATAGTCCGGGTCGAAGTCGCGAGCGGCCTTGATGAGCCCGTCGATGGCCGCATCGCGATAGGCGTCGGCCCTTCGTGGCCAGTTGCGAGAATGGAATCGCGAGATGGCCACGGCGTTCGGGAAGTAAGCGGCCGCGAGCTGCCGCTGGGCCTCGGTGAGCGGCGGGAATTCTGTGCGTCGGGCTCGCTTCGCGGCCACCATGGCGCCCTCGTCTCACTTGTTGACGAAGCGGATCATCGCCGGCCACGCGATCACGTCGGCGGCCGATCCGGGGGCGAGCCTGCCCTTGAGGTGGCTGGAATCGTCCACATAGAAGACGACCGGGTAGGACCCATTGGCCTCGGCCCCGAACTCGACGACCGTTGCCACGCTGGCGGGGACGGCCGACCAATCGACGTCCTGGGCCTTGAGTCCCGCCTGGATGATCGGGTCGTTCAGCCAGTCGGGCTTGCGATTCGGGTTGTAGACCAGCGTGGCCTTCAGGTGGGCCGGGGGCGAGGTCGGCGCCGCCGATGGGGCCGGTGGCGGCCCGGGGGTCACGCCGGCCGTCAATGTGGCGAGGGACCTCTCGATCGCCGCGAGCCTCAAGTCGATCGCGGAGACGACGGTCGGATCGATGAGGGCCGGGGGCTGGGACGACGGCGCGACGACGGGGGGTGCCGCCGCGAGCCTCTCCAGGTTGGCCTCGACGGCGGCGAGCCGGGAGTCGATCGCGAGCGCGTCCTTCGTCGCCGAGGCTTGCGGAGTCGGAGTCGGAGTCGGAGTCGGCGGGCGGAGGATGACGGGCCCGGCCTTGGGGACGGCGGGCGTCACGGGGAGCGCCGGGGTGTCGGTCTTCTGGCCGAGCAGGATGGTCGCGAGTGCAACCGCGAGGATCGTGTTCAAGTTCTTGCCTCTCACCGGGGTGGATCGAGGAGAATCCCCCGCGCCCGGTGAGACGCGAGGGGTTGTCTCGAGATCGGCCTCGGGCTCGATTCAGTGGTGGGCCTGCGCGGGGGGCACCACGGCGGGGGCGCTTCCCACTGGGATCAATCCGGCGTCGAGCGGGGCGGTGACGACCAGGGTTGGGTTCGCCGGGTCGGTCATGTCGACCTCGTAATCGAGGCCGTTGAAGACGATGGGCGGCAGCACGGCGAGCGTCTTATCGGTCTTGTACTTCTCGGCCGCAGCCCCTCCGTCTTTCAGGGTCCTGGACACGAGGCCGGCGAAATCGGCCGAGAGGGTCGCATCGCCGATCGCGTCGATCTGGGGCTGGAGCAGGAGGAGGTACGCGTGGTTGTTGAGCAGGTCGGTCAGCACGACCGGGACGAGCGTGAAGGGCGGATCGGAGGCATCGCCGGCCTTGGGCTTGTGCGGGCCCGACGATGACGCCGGGGTCGGGAACCACTGGGAGATCAGGGCGATCGCGGCCTGGAAGAAGGCGACGATCTGGGCCAGGCTGAGGGTCGACTTGGTCGCGTTGGACATGGTCCATCCTTTCGGGATGAATGCCACCTTGAAGGCGGCGAGGAAGGCCAGGACGGGCGACTGGACGACGATCCAGTCCGCCGGGATGCTCGCGGTCATCGCCGTCTGGTCGTAAACCAGGGACGTGGAAGAGGCCGGCGCCGGGGGAATCGGGACGGGGACCGGGACAGGTGCGGGAGTCGGCGGAGGAGTCGGCGCCGGTGTCGGTGTCGGCGCGGGCGGGATCGGGATCGGCAGGACGTTGCCCGTGAGGGCCTGGTACGCCGCGGCGAGGGCCGGGAGGTTGATCCCGGCGAGGAACTGCGCGGTGCCCAGGTGCTCGGGCCAGATGACGACCCAGCACTCGTCGACCTGATTCTGCCAGAAGGCATCGGTCATCGAGGTCTCGTCGGCCCAGGTGATGAACTTGGCATCACCCTTCAAGGCCGGGCGGGTCGAGGTCGTCGCACCATAGCCCCCGCCGAGCACGCTGTGACCGCCCTCGACCGGGGAGGTGGGGACGAAATCCCAGGGCTTGCCGTCCTCGAATTCCTGCTGGTTGGCGTCGGTGACATTGCAGCCGATCCAGACGCCTCCGAAGATCGCCATCGCGGCCTTGACGTCGTCGAGGCTCTTGAAGTTGACCTTGGCGAAGGCCAGGGCCTTCACGCCATCGGGGCCGCCGGTCTTGACCAGGTATTCGAGCAGGGTCTGGATGTCCATCCCCTGGTCGTACAGGCTCCCGGGGCCGTTGGTGCTCGCCGAGCCGTTGGGGTCGAAGCCGGGATTCTGCGTCTTGTAGATCGCCCAGACCTGATCGATGCTCGGGTAGTAACCGGCCGAGGTGAGGGCCATCGTGACGAGCCGGCGGAAGTTGGCCCATGTCACGGCAACGCAATTCCCGGCGGCATCGTTGCCGAGCATCGCCCAGCCGGGCATGCCGAGCAGGTAATCCGCCGACGCGGGATGGGCCGGCGTGACGGCCGAGAGGATCGAGCGGAAGTGGATCGCGGGCGCGTTCTTCGGGGGACGCTTGCCGGTCTTTCGGGCGGGATGGGCCATCGGGTCCTCGATCGATCAGAGTTGGGGTTTGTCGGAGGCCACGACATTGACCTCGGTCGGGACTTCGACGGTGGCGGACGCCCGTCCGGTCGGGTCGTCCTTGGGGTGCATGGCCTCGCCGTGGGACTGCCTGCGCATGATGTCGCCGAGGGCGGTCAGCGCCATGGTGGCGACGGCCGCGAGCATCGGGTCTGAGAAGATCGCCGGGACGTGGGCGAGGAGCGAGGCGAGGAGCGCCTGGATGATGGCGAAGAAGGCGCCGGTCACCACGCTGGAACCGACGGCCGTCATGATGGACCTGTGGAACTCCTCGACGTTGATGACGCCCTTAAGCGAGCCGTGGGCCGGCCCGAGGAACTTCTTGATCGCTTCGAGCATGGGCCACCTTCACGGCTTGGGGCTGAGGCCGGATTCGGGGTTGCCCGGCAACTCCGGGAACGACCGGATGCCGGAGTCGGAGTCGGAGATGATCGGCTCGACGTGGGCGGCATTGACGGGAAGGTCTGTGCCGGTCCGCTGTGCGATCGCGCCGATGTTCTCGCTGTTGGCGTTGATCGCGGAGGCGTGCGTCTTGTCGGTTTGACCGAGCTGGCCTTCCAGCCGAGCCACCTTGATGTTGGACTCGATCAGTTGGACCTGGACCTCGGCGAACTTGGCGTTGAAGCGGTTCGCGTCGTCGTGCCGCTTCTTGCGGTTGGCTTCCAGTTCCGCGCGAACCTCGGCGAGTTGCCTCCCCTGGCTCCGGGCGTCCATGATGACCTTGAAATACTGGAAGCCCGCCATGAGCAGGCCCGCGATCGACGCGATGAGACCTGCGGCCCCGACCCCCGTTGTGGGGGTGGCCTGCGCCACGACTCCCCCGACCGTCGCGATGATCGCCCCGATGGGCGCCGTCGGGAAGATGTTCGCTCCCTCGTGTGGCATGCTCACGCCTCCACCCCGATCCCGGGATCGGGGCAGGAATGGACAAGTTTGCCGGGTTCGGGGATACTGCCGGTCGTCATGCTCGGCCCTCGTTCAGGCGGGGGTCGGTGTGGCTACGTCGCGGAGGAGAGTGCGGCGGCCGGGAGTTGCGATCCCGGCCGTCGCGGTTGATTCGCCGGTCAGGAAGGCTCGGGCGTCGCGCCCGGGAAGTCCTCGCACTGGAGCAGGATGTCCTCGACGCGCTCGCCGAGCTCCTCCTGGCCGCACTTGCGGATGTGCATGGCCACGACGTGGAGGATGCGGCGGTTCAACTCGGCGGTCGGGAACTGGTGGGAAAGGAGCGCCGAGAGCTTGCGGTCGGTCTCGGCGGTGATCTCCTCGGTCTCCTGGAACGTGACTCGCTTGACGGCGCTCAAGAGGCCACCCCTTCCTCTCCCTCGAAGCGTTCGAGGGTGATCCGGGAGTTGACGGGCATCGAGGCGAGAAACTCGATCAAGGGGTCTTGGGCCTTGATCAGGGATACGCCATGCTGGGCAAGGATCGTCGGTCCGGGAGTGAATTCGAGGTCTTCAAGGATATAGATCGGCGCCGAGATCCTCGACTCAACGGCGTCGAATTGATTCCCCTTGAAGGGACCTTCCAACGCCTCGCTCCAGTATTCGCCCCTAATCGCATCGCGAAGCACCCTGATATGGAAATCGCGATTGCTTTCGGCTCGGTACAGGTAAGTGAATCCGGTTCTGATATTCAACGTCGTTCTCCTCGCGGTTATCGGTGGATTCTGGCACGATTGGGGTTGACGGCAAAGGCAGCATTCGGAATTCCCGACGTCTGCACCCCTGAACATGACGGAGGAATCGTTCGTTGCGCTAGACCCGATGCATCCTTAGCATCTCGTCGTAGCGGTCCATAAGGAGCGAGTGGGATTCGGGGGAGAGTCGCTCCGTTCCGTTCTTCATGACGATCCGGCTCCGGCAATCGGTCCCATCTCGCTTCTCGATCACGCTGATATCCGAGACCTCGACTCCGATCGCGATGCGGGATGTATTCTGAAAGCGGAACATGCCGATCGGCTTGCCCATCTCACTGGCTCCCGACGAGGTAAAGGGCCGAGAGGAAGCCGAGGGCGAATCCCACGGCGCCTGCGGTCCCGGCGGCGAAGGCGAAGGTGACGAGCTTCACGGCTCGATTTCTCCGGTGTCCTCGATGAAGCGGACCTCCTCGTTCCGGGCCATCGTGATCTCGGCGTCGGGCAACACGGCGCCGATCCTGGCCAGTTCGTCGAGGATGATGACGGTCTCCTCGGCGGTGTAGGCCGAGCAGAATTTGAGGAGGTTGGTTTGCAGCGTCGATCGGAGCGTGATGGCCACGATGATCCGATGGCCGGTCATCGTGGCGGACACCCATCGCTCATTCGGGTCGACCTGGTGCCAGCGGCCGATGCCCTCCATGACGGCGGGGATCGAGGCCACGGATCGCTTGGCCTCGACGAAGCCGGCCGGCGCGAAGTCCGCTTTCCCGGGCACGGCCTTCGCTTGCGGTACGGGCAGCCTCTTTCGGAGCGACTCATTCTCGAACTTGGCTTGTGCGGCCTGGCGTCTCCAGTGCTCGGAGGTGGTTTTGCATCTGTCCAGGTCGAGCTTCGCGGCCTCCCGTTCGCGGGCGGCGCGCTTGATCAGCGTATCGCGAAAGACCTGCGAGTCCTTGCAAAGCGCCTTCCAGTGGTCGACCGCTCGCTTCCATTCGACCGTCAGTGAATCCAGATCCTCGGCCGAAATTTCGACCTTTTCGGTCGAGGCCGAAGACCGCGAGGATTCGGGTGAGGCCGATCTCGGGCCAATCAGGACGTCCAACCCCTCGGCGAATTCCCTCTCCGTTAACGGGCTGGCGAATAGGGCATCGCCGAGGCTCTCGGGCCGATTCGGCTTGGACGGGTGCTTGGTTGCGGCAAGATATTCCGTCGCCTTCAGATTCGACCGGGGGAACCAGCGGGCGCCAATGATCGCGTTGCTGTCGAAGCTAACCCGATAACTGTCGTCTCGCTCGTCACGCGCCACGACTCGGCCAATCTCGTCCATGAAGATCCCGTCAATGACACGGACCTTCGCTTTGGCGGGGAGCGATCCGGGGTCGTGCCTGATCGTCGGCCAGAAGTGGGGCGCCTCCGGGTCGACCTCTTCCTCTTCGCCGATCAACTCACAGACCAGGAAATGCCCTTCGGGCCAGGAATTCCCGTCGAAACGGACGAGGCGAAGAATATCGTCATTGGCGACGCCGATGACTTCGCCCCGGCGATCGTACTCCTCGCCGCCCAAAGATCGCGAGCGGATGCGGACACGGGACCCCACGGGAAACCTGATGCGCTCGGGCTTGAGGCTCGACGTGTTCGCCTGGCCGTCGTGGTCGGCGAGGAGTCCGAGGTATTCTTTTTCGGTGATCCATCGGCCATCCTTCAGGCGAACACTGGCGACGGCCGCGCCCGATAGAGATCGACCAAGCTGGCTCTCCAGGAAGGTCAGGCTGGCGGACCCCGCCTTGTGCGTCCTGGCGGTCCAGTGATACGGAGCCGAGAGCTTCGTGCGGCCCCTCGCGGAGAGGTAGACCGTCTCGCCGTGATAGAACGAGGCCGGATCGATCACTATGGCTTCGTCGTTCGGCTCCCAGTTGATGTCGCTCACTTTGCCTCCGATGTCTTGCCGCTGGCCATGTTGATGAAGCCGAGGAGGTGGCCATTGCGATGCCCCCGGATTCGCCGCTGGCAGGCCGGGCACTGGACCCAGACCGAGCCCGCTGGACGCCTCACGATCTCGAACACCACCTCGCCGCAGCCGGGCTCCTCGCACGGGGCCATCGTCTCGCGCACGAGGGTGTTGCCGCCGGGCAGGAGGATGTCGTCCTCGGCGAAGACTTCGACCTCGGCAATCATCTCGGGTCGCCTCCGATCTCGAAGGCCAGCCAGACGAAGAACGCCAGCACGCCGAAGCAGATGAGCAACTGGATGGCCGAGGCGAAGGGCGATGGCGGGTCCGGCGGATCGGCCGGTTCGAAGTCGTCGTTCATGACGATTCGCCTTTCAGGTAGATGCGGACCGACCCACGGCTCCGATTGTGCTCGTGCCAGACGTTCGCGGACTCCCGGAACGCGAGAGGCACTTCGACCTCGACGAGCAAGCCGAAGTCGTCGCGACGGGGGTTGACGTTGGCCTCGAAGCCTACGAGTTTAAGGTCCGCGCGGATCGACTCGGCGGCCCTGGCGGCGATGAGTTCGGCGTCCGAGGGGCCGGACCTGGGGTTGTTGCCGTTGTTGGGCATGACGACGATCTCGGTTGTGCCTTGCGTAAGATCAACCTTGATGTCTTCGGCTTGATGGGGGCGTGGACTCTTCGAAATGTTCAAGGGGATGGCGGATTTCGCCGAAGGGCTTCGAAACGACCGGGGCCAGCCCTTTCGAGCTGGCCCCGGCGTGCGTGCTGGCGTCCCGGAACTGACGGGCGGAACGGGACTGGACGCGATCGTGTGGCGCCTCCCCACCTGAGACCGTTTCCCGCCATCCCTTGCCCGGATTCATACCGAAAGGATGGGCTCGGCAATACGGCCAATCGTCGGGAGAGGCTGATTTGGTAGTTTGCCGGGTCGCGTCGATTTCCGCGCCTAGGACGCTCGATCGACTTGTTTTCTGGGCTCCCGGCGAGCCACGTCGCGAGGGTTTTTAGTGAGCTTGGAAGTACCGGCATGCCGAGTCGAACGGCCTGCATTCGGCTCATGATTTCCGGATGTCACCCACTGAAGATGCCGGCTGGGCTTGTTGGGGCTCTGCTGGCCAGCTACCCCCTCATCCCAGGGTGCCTAGCGGGACTCGAACCCGCACCAGCGGCTCCACAAGCCGCCGCTCTACCGTTGAGCTATAGACACAGTGTCGGTCCCAGGGGTTGCACCTGGCGTCCCAGGCTTATGAGGCCCGGGTGATCGCTGGCCCGACCGGCATTTATGGGGACCGCTCTACCGTTGGCGTAAGGGGCCGGAGCCCCTGCGGGAGTCGAACCCGCAACACTCCCCTCAATCTGATATTATCGCGCTTCGAAGCTTTGTCAAGTCGCTGGCGGCTTCGCGGCGTCCGACTTCCCCTCTTCGTCGCACAGGGCCCTGATGACCGCAACGTCGGAGACCGAGAGTTCGCCGGGGCCTGCCCCGTGCGACCCATCGCACAGCGCCAGGGACAAGGCGAGCCGGATGGAGCCCTCCCGGTCGGTGAGCTGGCCGGTCCTGACGAGGCGTCGGATTTCTTCCGGACCGCCGCGTTGCCCGGGAATTCCCTCCCTCCTGAGAAATTCGGCCTTCAGGGCGTCGGTCCTGGCTGCGTGAAGCGCGGCCATCGCCTCGCGAGCCTCGGAGCCGCTGGCCTCGGCGTTTCGAATGCCGGCCTCAAGGCCGGAAGTGAAGGGTTCACCAGGATCGTCGATGATGATGAAGTCGGCGGAGTGGCCTTGGATCAGGCTGCTGAGATTCCCGAAGGTGATTCCAGGCCAATTCGAATAGCCCGGTATCCGGGCGAAGGGTCGCCGATGCCTCTGCTCGATCTCGGCCTTCCATTCGAGATCATTCTTCGAGAGAGCCCCGGCGAATTCGAACTGCCGGTTCTTGGCCAATCCGGCTTTCAGGTGATTCAACGCCGCGCCGAAGCTATCGAAACCCTCTCGCTTGAGATATTCGAGGGCCCGCACGAGGGCTGCCTCGCCGGGCTCGCCGTTCTCTTCGAGATGGTCGCCGATGATCCGGAGCGGGATCTCATCGTCGGACCTTCCTTCCTCATGGCTCATGGTCGCCTCATGTGTCCGAGAGGTAAAAGGCCCCCGGCGCGATCGCCGGCGGCGGGTCGCCCGCGTAGAACGTCCGGCAAAGGCCGGGGATCTCCATCATCGCCAAGACGTTGCCGCCGGCCGGCGCGTCGGCGACGAAGACGCACCAGATCGACGGCCACATCTCCAGCGGCGACGGGAACACGATGGGCTTGATGTTGCACTTGGCGCCGTTGGCGGCGGCCGTGAAGTGGGCGAGGTCGTTGGGGACGACGGCGCGGGCGTAGGACTTGCCGGGCGGCTCGGAGACGACGCCGAGGCGGTTGGCCCTGGTCCCGGAGAGGCCGAGGTAGAGGATCGGCGGGGGCACGAGCGGCGATCCGCCGAAGAAGCAATCGAGCTTGCGGTCGTTGGCCAGGTCGGTGAGGGCGCCGATCATGTCTCGGGCTCCGGGGTCGGTTTCGGCCCCGGGCCGTGAGACCCCGAGAAGCCGGGCGACCTGGCTTGGCCGGTGCCGTCCAGGCGGTATTCGCGCACCCGCTTGACCCTCTCTTCCAGGCACCAATCACAGATCACCACGACGAAGAGCGAGCAGTCGGGACCGTCATGGACCGTGCTTCCCCAGTTTCCGGTGGACTCCCAGTAGGTCCCACGGTCAATCGGGACGCGAGGGCCGGGCGTGAAGCCGGGCTCTGGTTCGAGCTGCCGGTTGCAGACGATGCAGCGGAAATGGGGGTCGATCATCGATTCTCCTCGGGATTGCGATGGTCGGTCAGCGACAGGAATCGCGATCGGTGGGGCGATGCCCGCAAGATGTTCGACGGCGGAAGCGGCAATGGCATCCAGTGCGTCACATTCAGGGATTGATTGTCGTCGCTGAACCAATCGGGCTCTCCATCGCGATTCGCCCAGACGCCTATGAGGCAGGAGCCTATCAGGCTGCCATTATCGCCCCTGAATCCATCCCAGACCAAAACCTTGACGCCCCTCTCGGGCATCCCGTCCTCCACGGCGATCCAGCCCGGATCGCGGCGGTTCCAACCCGCCTCGATCTCGGTGTCCGTCCGGGCAAATGGGCCACGGGTCTGGCAATCGGAGCAATTCATGTGTCCGCCGACGCTGTTGCCGTCGCGGTAGAGCATGTCCGACCCGCAAAATGGGCACGGCTTCAACGATTCATTGCTCACGATTGATCCTTTTCCTGTCCGTTTAACTCGGTCCTCTCGGCAGCGAACGCCCTCGCGTCGGCTTCCGTCCATCCGCCCGCCCCCAGCATTTCGGCCTCCACATGGGGCTGGAACACTTCCTTGGCCCGGAAATTCTCCAGCCACCTCGTCGCGACCACCATCCGGACCAGCCTCGCACTTCCCCGATGCCGGCCGAGTGCTTCCATCCGCCCGCCACCGTCGCCCCACCTCGGGCGGAAGAGGTAGAGCTTGGCGCCGGGGACGAAGTTCTTGAGGCCGAGGGCGAGTTTTCCGGACTGGCCTTCGGGGTGAGGGGTTCTGGTCACGTTGGCGACGACGCACCAGGCGGAAGGAGTTGGCCGGTCGCTCATATTCATCCCTTCAAAAAGAATGTTTGACCATCAATGCCAGTCGCCTGTAAATGCCCGGCTTGACCTCGATCGTCCGCCAGACGAGCCACCTCGGATCGATCGAGAATTTTGGCTTCTGGACGACAATCCTCATTGTATAAGGGTCAAAATGTTCGTATGCGAGGAACCCGAGGACTTGGCCCAGGAATGCGAAATGACCTTTCCTGGCCATCTCCGCCAGGTCGGATTCGCCGGACTCTTCGAGCATGTCCGACAGGGGATAGCCGGCGGAAGGGTCTTTCCTGGCCGAGGACAGGATATTCAGGAAATCCTGATTCTGGAATATGCTCATGGCTTGCCTCGGCGGTGTCGGGGTTTGGCCTTCGGTCGCGACGGGTCGAGGCGAGGCTTGGATATTCGGACCGGGATCGGCGGGACGACCCCCGGGGACATCGGCGGGTCGATTGGTTCGCTCATCGCTTCGACTTCCTCTCCCATGCCTTCATCTCGGCCTTCGCCTCTCGCTTCGCCCGGCGGAACCGATTGTCGCCGAAGAACGACGCGATGGTCTTGTGGCGAAAACGCTCCCCGTCGACCCACCGATGGACGAGCGAAACCTGGAACGCCCGGACGGCAAGGAACATCTCGCCGCCCTTGTACTGGCCCGCCAGTATCCACCCCTTCTGCTCCACGCTCCGATACCACGACTGGGGCCGCTCGCGATCCGCCATCGGTTCCGACTCCACGAGATATCATGATCCACCCCCAGTTTATCGTCCAGCCCGATACCGCGACTCTTCGAATTCCGCCGGACCACTCTATATAGGAACGCGCCCCCGGGCACGCACACACCCGGCTAGCCGCGCGAATGACGCGGGCGCGACATTCGCGCGCGCATCTTGTCTTTGGCGTTTCAAAACCAACCCCCGGCCGCAAAGGGTTTCGGCCCGCGATGGCGTGGACGCCGATCGCGCCCACGAGGGGCTCTCTCGCCGCCAGTGAGCATCCTTGGCCCGGGAACCGATTTTTGAGGTCCGGCTACGGGAGAGGGTGCCGAGCCACCACGGGCTTATATTGGGCGCGGCGGTAACGCTTCCACGAGCGATCCCGCCAATCGCTCCGGTCCAGGTCGATCGAGATCATCCGGAGCAGGTTCCTCCTGCGCCGTCCCCAGCCGTCCACGTCGGCCCTTCGCTCCTGGGTCGAGCATCGCCTGTTGCGATAGATTCCGCTCATCGTCTCATCCTCATCGTGGCCAAAGGCTCGGGAATGGATTTTAGCATCCGGCCGGTAGAGAGGGTGCCGCACCCCTCCCGAGGCCACCCCCGACCGTCGAAGGCGGGGGGGGTAGTGCGCGGGCCGGAGGGTCCTGGCCCTCCTCGACTGCCGGTTTGGCAGGGTGGAATAAGGGTTTTTCGTCCGTTACACTCACTTGACCGAACGGTCGATGATGTGTAGTATGCCTTCGTGCCACCACAAGCCCCACGTTCGAGCAGGAGCGATCATCATGGGATGCGAGCGATTCATCGGTCTCGTGCGAGTGAGCACCCCGGGCCAGGGGAAGTCGAAGCTCGGCCTGGAGTCGGGCCTGGCCGAACTGCATCGGTACGTCGAGTCGGTCGGCGGTGAATTGGTTCAGGTGCTGGAGGAGGTTGACAGCGGCAGCATTTCCACCCTCTCCGAGCGTCCCACCCTACAGAAGGCCATCACCCTATGCCTTCGCCGCAAGTGCTGCCTGCTAGTCCCCAGGGTGGACAGGCTCGGGCGCAGCATGGCCGTGCTCACCGACATCAAGCGGTCTGGCGTGGCCATCCGCATCGCCGATCAGCCCAACGCGCCGGAGGAGATCATTGACATCCTGATGGCCCTGTCCGCCTCGACCGCGCGCAAGATCAGTGAGACCACCCGGAACGCGGCCCGCGCCTACAAGGACGGCAAGCGGGTGAGTAAGGCCAACACGATCCGGCTCACGGCCATCTACGGCTCGGTCGAGGCCGCGCCGCAGTGGGAGATTGACGCGGTTGCCGGGAAGCAGGGCGCGGCCTTGCTGGGTTGCCGGCTGACTCCCGAGGCCCGGTCCAACGGCGGCGCGAAGGCAGCGGCGAAGTCGGTCGACCGCGCCCTCGCCGTCTATGCGGATCTGATCCCCGAGATGAAAGCCTGGAAGGACTCGGGCCTCTCCCTCCAGGCCATCGCGGATCGCTTGAACGAGCGTGGCGAGCGGACCCGGAACGATGCGATGTGGTCCACCGTCCAGGTGCTGCGGACCCTACGCCGAGCCGAGAAGGTCAAGCCCAGGCCATGACCCCTTCGCCTACCCCCTCCCCCCTTCCGCTTC